CCAGCTTCTGAGAACCCCGGCGCGCCCGGGGTTCGCTATTTTTGACCAAGGCTAGGTGGCAGAGTGGTCATGCAGCGGCCTGCAAAGCCGCGTACAGCGGTTCGATTCCGCTCCTAGCCTCCAGTAGCCCGATTACAGACGATCACGGACGACCGCAAAACCTTCACAAATCAGGCAATTCATAGGGATAAATAGCCCGCCAATGACCATCAGCGGCCATTGACAGCGCGAAGCAAGCAGGGGTAGAAGCTGGGGTACGCGACCCCTGTTTGGGGTACGCGCCACCCCGGAGCACGTATGCCTCTGACCGATTCTGAGATCCGCGCCGCGAAACCCCGCGAAAAGCAATACAAGCTCTATGACGAGGACGGCCTGTACGCCCTGGTCACTCCGAGCGGCGGCCGGCTCTGGCGCTTCAAATACGTCTTCGGCGGCAAAGAGAAACTGATCGGCCTCGGTCAGTATCCGGACGTCGCGCTCAAGACCGCCCGAGAGCGGCGCGACGAAGCGCGCAGGAAGGTCGCCGCGCAGCTCGATCCATCGGCGGAGCGCCAGGCGGTCAAGGTTGCCCATGCGAACGATTTTCGATCCGTCGCCGAAGAATGGCTGGTGAAGGTCAAGGGCACCATGGAAGCAGCCACCCACGAGCGCATCAAAGACCGGTTCAAGAAATGGGTCTACGGCCATATCGGCAGCCAGCCGATCGCCGGCATCGTCGCCTTCGATTTGCTCAAGGCATTGCGGGTGCCCGAGGAGCGCGGTCTGTTGGACACGACCCACCGAACCAAAGCGGATTGCTCGCGCGTATTTTGCTACGGAGCCGCAACGGGCCGCGGCTGCCGCGACATCACCGTCGATCTCAAAGGTGCGCTCGCGCCGACCAGGAAAAAGAAATTCGCGGGCATCACCGATCCGCTGAAGCTGGGCGGCCTGCTGCGAGCCATCGACGGATACGACGGACAGCCGACGACGCAGATCGCGCTCAAGCTGGCGCCGTACTTATTCCTGCGGCCGACCGAATTGCGGGCGGCGCCGTGGACGGAAATCGACTTTGATCGCAAGGAATGGCGGATACCGGCCGAGCGAATGAAGATGGAGCGGATGCATGTGATTCCGCTCGCGCGACAGCCCCTTGCATTGCTCGAGCAGCTGCAGAAATTTACCGGCGACGGCAGGCTGATGTTCCCGACGCTCAAAGATCCGCTGCGTCCGATGTCGGAAAACACGGTCAACAGCGCATTGCGGCGAATGGGCTACACCCGCGAAGAGCAAACCGGACACGGGTTTCGAACGACGGCGAGCACCTTCCTGAATGAGAACGAGGAACACCCGGACTGGATCGAGCTGCAGCTCGCGCACAAGGAAAAAAACACGACGCGCGGCTCGTATAACGAAGCTCAGAAACTAAGCAAGCGTCGCGACATGATGCAGCGGTGGGCGGACTACCTCGACACGCTGCGCGCTACCAAACCCGCATCATGAAAATGTCATCGCGTCACAAACCGAGCTCGGCGGCCCGCCGCGTCACCGTCGATCGTACCGCCTCTAAAGTGGGCAGCGTCTCCGATAAGATATTCAATGACCAAGTGGCCGAATATTCCGAGTGGCTATCCTTCGATCGAGGCAGATCGCCGAAGGCCGAGCGCATCGCGCTTCGCCGGATAGCTGCAGCAATGAACAGCGCCGCCGCGAGCATTCTCGAGCTTTTCGGCAGCGGCGGCGGCGTTGCTGACGAAACGCCAACGCGCGCGGCCTGGCGAACTGTCAATTTAATTGCACTGGAGAACGGAGAGCCTACGCCATTCAGCCACGGGCAACCCATCGCAAACGTTTTGACGATGTGGTCCGCTTTTGCGTCCCGCAGCCTCGATCGCGTGCCGCCGAAGCGGTATGTTCGGTTGCGATTGACCAGGGGTGCGGACAACCTGATAAACGTGCGTGAGCAGAATGGACTCTCTCTCGCAACTACACTTAGCGGTCCAATGGTCGCGGATCTCGTGGCAATCGCACATGCAGCCGGCGACAAAAGCGTGACCCCAGACGCCGCGCAATTCGCGCTGAAGACTACGAAATCACATCGTGGTGCCCAACGAGACACAAAAGCCCTCGTATAATTCCATCGACTGGGCAGTCGTGCGGCCCCATTCTCGCCCCGGTCATCCATGACCATAAAGGGCAGCACGAATGAAAACGCAATCCGAGAAAAAGCCGGTCCGCATCCTGCGGGCGCCGGCACTCCATGAGAAAATTGGCCTCAAGAAAAGCCAGATCCAGAAGCTGGAATCGCGGGGTCAGTTCCCAAAGCGGATAAAGATTTCCGAACGCGCGAGCGGTTGGATCGAGTCCGAAATCGACGAGTGGATCGCGAAGCAAATCGCGCGGAGCCGGCCGGATTTCGAAGTCAGCGCATGAATGATACCCGGCGCCCGATGCGCGGCCAACGCTCGATGTGCTTGACCTGTGGTGAGCGATTTCTTGACCACGCTTCGGTCGCCCGGCACCGCCAGCAGCCTGGGACGCCGACGCAATCCTGTTTATCGATCGGAGAGCTGCGAGCTCGCGGCTTCCTGAAAGACGGAGCTGGATTCTGGTTCGCGGCGCCCGGCGGCGTCGAATAGTGTGGCTCGCGCCGTACCGCCTTGGCTATGGATGGTCTTGCTACGGGATCATGGCCCGCGCGTTGCAAATGTGCGGCTCACGCTCCACACGCTGCGGTCCTACATGGACGACAGCGGGTACACCTTCGTCGGTCAGGCGACGCTTGCGACGGCCGCGTGCCTGTCGAAGCCCACGGTCCGCAAGATGCTGAACGTAGCCTGGAGAGCGCAATGGATCGGAGTTTCTAGCCAGGGGCGCGCCGGTCAAGCATGGCGCCACTATGAGTACCGCGCCTGCATTCCGGACCGACTCGATGTTCCAGAGATCCACGAAGCGCTAGTCGCTACTTGGGGATCACAACAAGGCGAAGTCAACACCGACAGCCATCCTGATATCGCCAAGGTGGGTAAACGGCTTTCCCACGTTAACGGTCTCAAAACCGTCCCGAAAGGGCCGGAAAACACCAAAGGTGGGAAAACTGACGCATCGAAGGTGGGTAAATCCACGCATGAAGGTGGGAAAAATGCAGTGCACAAGGTGGGTAACCGGCTTTCCCCTAAGTCTTCATCTGCAGAAGTTCTCAATAAGCTTTCATCAGAAGAAGGTGCCGCGCTTCCGCGCAGCACCACAGTTGGGACCCGTTTAAAAACGACGGTTAAGAATCCTGAGCCGCAAGCAGCCGAGGCGAAAGCCGCTGCCGATAAAGCCGCGATCGCGGCACGGGACCGGAAGGCAGGCGAGGAAAGATTGGATCGGGTCAAGAACGCGCTCAAGGGCTGGCCGGATTACACCAATGCCGAGCTCGCCAAAGTCGCCGGCGTCAAACCCGAGGAAGTCGAGCAAGTCAGGAGCCAACTGTGACCAAACGCAAAAGCGGCTATCGATACAAGGTCACGAACAGACCAGCGCCGCAGCCATGGGACGAACCGCGATTTCAGAACCGCAAATATTGGAACGGCGACCCAATCGCGCCCAAGAACGCTTTTTTCATGTTTCCCGTGCTCGACGTGGCGCCAACACCATTTACCGGCGAGCTTACCGACGGCTGCATCAAATTAAGCCTCCAGCGAATTGCGTTCGTGGTGAGTGGTGTTGTGCCGGGAGTTGATCCGGACACGTACTTCGGCACTGTTGAACAAGGATCAACTGTCGGCGATGAGCAAGATATTTGGGAGCGCCAGGAAATCTTCTTCGAGCGAAAGAATATTTTCCGCCTGATTGGGCCAGACGAACTCCACAGATGGCGCGCACACCATGGGAGCAAGCACTAAATGGCCGACATCCTCGAATCATCGCCACGGCTTGCGCTCGATTACCACGCCCGAGCGCAGGAGTATCGCCCGAAAACGTCTGAAGGAATGGCGGCCGCGGTCAAGCAGCTGCGCGATCAAGGTCTCAGCCGGCGCGACATCGCAAACGCGCTTCAGCTCGACATCGCCAGCATCATCAATCTGGAGGCACTGTGGGATTCATCAAAGTAACCGTGGATTCGCGAGACGCAATAGCGTTCCTCACGGCCGCGACGAAGCAAGTTAAATTCGCGACGGCGCGCGCACTCACGAAAACCGCACAAGCGGTAAAAGCTGCAGAGCGAGCCGAAATGCAGAAAGTGTTCGCGAGCGCTGTTCCGTATACGCTGAATTCGCTCTACATCAAATCCGCAAGCCGCGATGATCTGGTCGCCGAAGTCGGAATCAAGACTCAAGGCAAAACCAGCGCCATCGATTGGCTGCTACCTGAGATCGAAGGCGGTCCACGAACACACGGAATCGAGGTGTTCCTGAAACCGCTGGGATTACCGCCCACTGGTGCATTCGCTGTACCCGGTAGTGCAGCGCCACTATCTGGCAACGGCAAACTCAACGTCAGCGCATTAAAGCGCATCGTCTCGCAGCTGCAGTCACAGCCACAAGGTGCAGCCGGCTTCAGATCAATACAGCGCAAGAAAGGTCGTGGACGCGGATCGAAGAAAGCGCAGTACTTCTACCTCGACAAACCGCAATTCGGATTACCGGCCGGGATATTCGGTGTGAAAGGCCGCGAGGTTCAACCAATCATCGTGTTCGTCAAGCAGCCATCGTATCGCGCCAAGTACGATTTCTACGGTGTGGCCACGAAGACAGCACAGCAAGCATTTGCACCCGCGTTCCATGCGGCGCTTGCCGATGCGTTGGCGACAGCGCGATGAGAACCGTCTCACGCCGATCGGAGTCAAGAGATAGAGCATTCAGACGAAGCAACGAGGTGAGCGATACTGATGAATGGATCGGTGTGGATCTCGACCGTACGCTAGCCGAATACACGCTGCCTAAAGGGCTGAACGTCATCGGTGATCCGATACCCCGAATGGCTGCTCGTGTTCGCGATTGGATCGAGCAAGGCAAGGATATACGGATCATGACGGCGCGGGTTTCGCTCAGCGTTTACCGTCCGACACAATCCGATATCTATCGCACCGAGCTCGCTATTGCTGATTGGACTGAAAAACATTTCGGTGTGCGTCTCTCGGCGACGTGCATCAAGAATCACGGAATGATAGAGCTTTGGGACGATCGCGCGATACAGGTGCATCCGAATACGGGAGTACGTGCTGATGGCAAAGAGTAAGCACGCCCAAGACGCGGCCTGCCGGGAAATCAGACCGGGAGCCCTGCTAGAACTAAAAAAGGGGGTCCCTCTGTGGGCCGATCGCTTGCAGGAAACTGGACTGCGGTCACTCACGAATTGTGATCTTCCGTAGTCGTGTCCAAATGTCCCGCTCAGCCGCTGCCATTGCTCACTGCCGCCGCGATCTCGAAGCTAGCCGGCATGACGGTCCGACACTTCAATCGGCTCGTACGGGGCGGCCTCGTGCCCAAGGCGAAGCGCGGACTCTATTCGCTGGAATCGACGGTGCCGGCTCTGATTACTTACTACCAACAGGGCCGCGAAGGATCGGGCGAGATGGCAGCGGAGAAACTTCGCTTGACCACTGCGCAGCGTCGCGAGGTCGAACAACGGACGGCGACCCGCGGGCGCGATCTGATTCCCACAGACGAGGCGCGGTCCGCATTCGACGGGGCCATGGCACTGATCGCCAGCCAGCTCAATGGACTCGGCGGCCGTATCGCCGCGGATGTTGCGGCCAACGCGGATCCTGCCATTTGCAAGAAGATAATTTTCGATGAGACGCGGCGCATTCGGTCCGCGGCGGCCGCTGAGCTCAAAGCTTTCGCGAATCCTTCTGGGGGGAGCGGCGATACTCGATCCGCCGCGGGCGACAAGCGTGGCTGAATGGGCCGACGAGAATCGCATTCTGCCGCGAGGCTCGAGCGAACCGGGCCCGTGGCGCACCTCGCGCACGCCGTACCTCAAACCGATCATGGACGCGGTACTCCATCCGAAGTTCAAGCGCATTGTCGTCGTCGCGGGAAGTCAACTTGGCAAAACTGAACTATTATTAACAATCATCGGCTATCGCATGGACGTAGACCCGGCGCCGATTTTGTTTGTCTCCGCGTCCCAGCGCCTGGCGGAATCCGTATCCACATCCCGCGTCATGCCGATGATTCGCTCGACGCCGGCGCTGCTGGACAAGCTCGATAAGACCCGATCGAAACTGAAGATCACCGAGAAATTTATCTCAGGCCAGCGCTTAGGATTCGGCTGGTCCGGATCGGCGATCGAGCTCTCCAGTCATCCGGCGCATACCGTGCTGATCGACGAACGCGATCGCATGGGCAGCAACGTCGAGGGCGAAGGCGACCCGGTTTCACTCGCCGAGGCGCGCACGGCGACCTATATCGACGGAAAAGTGATCGTGGCTTCGACGCCGACCCTCGAAGGCGCGTCTCCGATTTGGGATTTATACACCGGCGGAACGCAATCCCGCTGGACCTGGCCGTGCCCGGATTGCCAGCTGTATTTCGCGCCCGAGCTCGCGTTCCTGCAGTGGGATCAGAAAGCGACGCCGCAACAAGCCAAGCGCTCCGCCAAGCTCGCGTGCCCGCATTGTGGATCGCTGATCGTAGATCGACACCGCGCCAGCATGAACGCCGCGGGCCGCTACGAAATTACGGGCGATGAGGACAGCGACACCGCGAGCTTTTGGATATCGGGTCTTGCCTCTCCCTGGCGATCGTGGGGCGATGCGGCGAAGCAATGGGTCGAGGCCGCTCGATCGGGGGAACCGGGGCGTGTGCAGGCCATCAAGAATACGACCTTCGGGGAGTTATTTCGGCTGAAAGGCGAAGCGCCGGAAGTGAGCATTGTCGCCGGCTTGCGCGGCGGGTATCAGTCAAACGAGCTGCCGGCCGATGCGCGAGTGCTGACGTGCGGCGTGGACATGCAGAAATCGCTGCTCTACTACGCGGTGCGCGCCTGGGGCGCCAGCGGCACGTCGTGGCTGATTCTGCATGGGGAGCTGTGGGGCGAAACCGATCAGCCCGCCGTGTGGGATTCTCTCGCCGAGCTGCTCGCCGAATCTTGGGGTACCAAGCAGATCCGGGCGATGCTGGTCGATTCAGGATTCCGGCCCGATATGGCCTACGCCTTTGCGAGGAGATTTCCCGGGCGCGTTCATCCGTCCAAAGGTCACAGCGAGCAGGCAACGCCGGTGCGGATCCAACGCATCGAGTTGGATTCACGCCGCAAGACCTCCCGCAGAGGCACAGCGGTCGCCCATGTGGACGCCAACTTTTGCAAGAGCTACGTGCACGGTCGCCTGGTATGGCCACAGGATCAGCCAGGCGCCTGGCACTTGCCGGGGGACGCGACGGATGACTACTGCGATCAGCTTGTCGCCGAATCGCGTATCACAAAACCGAATGGCGATGTGGTGTGGGTCCAAGACGGTAAGCGCGCAAACCACTACCTTGATGCGGAGGCGCTTAACGTCGCCGCCGCGCATTTACTGAACGCGCACCAGTTACGCGTTGTGAAAAAGACGGGCGCCGGCGAGCCCGCCGCGCCGACCGAGCAAGCGCCGGCGGCCGACCCCGCAGTAACCATTCAAAAACTGCGCCAGCAATATCAGCCGCAGAGCCGCCGAAAGAATTGGATGAACAGATTTTGAGGGCGCCGCTCGGCTGAAATGTCTGCACTCCCGCTCAAAGCCGCCGCCGCTGAACTTGGAATCTCCGTTTCCAAGCTGCGCCGGTTGAGTGCGGATGGAACGGGGGTCGTTCACAAAGGCGGCCGCGGCCGCGCTCGGGCAACGCTCTACGACACGCACGCGATCGCGGAAACGCACCCGCGGCAAGTCGGGGCGACGCGCACGCGCCGATCCGCCGAGGTCTCTGCGCAACTGCTGCGCGGTCAACGCGCGACGACAGTGGTGGACGCGATCCGCAATGAATTTCTGATGCTCGCGGATTCTGACGCCTTGGACGCGTTCAAGGTGCCCAAGGAGCAGCAAAAACAATTGGTGACCTACTTTGTGCTGCGGGCTATCTGGCGCGTCACTGATCACCTGAAGCTCTAAACTAAATCGTCAGCGTGAGCGATTTTAGGTCCTTTTCGTAATCTCCTGGTAAATCAACCATGGAGCTCGACGAAATGGATCGTTCCCTCGAACTGCGCGCCGGCCTGGACAGCGCCCGCGATAGCATCACCCGTTTGATCAATATGCAGGGCGCCAAACCCGTGTCGCGCGCAAGCGATTTAGTCAAGGATCTGAGCCGCTCAGAGATTGATGGCTATTCGATCATCCGCGCGATCAGCGGCGCGATCACGAAGGATTTCCAGAAATCGGGCCTTGAGCGCTCGATATCCGAAGCCCTCGAGACCGGTCTCAAGCTGCAGCGGCGGTCGCCGGAAAGTTTCTTTTTCCCGACGCATCTGCCGTTCAAAGTACCCGGCGCCCCGGTATCACGTTTCATAGATCCGCGATATGCGCAGAGCCGCGCGATCTACCAGGTCGGAACCGGGTCGCAAGGCGGCAACCTGGTCGGCACCGAGCTCATGGCGGCTTCCTTCATCGAAGTGTTGCGCAATCAAACGGTAACCGGCCAGCTCGGCGCGCGGTTCTTGTCAGGACTCACCGAGAATATCGATCTGCCGCGCCAGAACGCGCAAACCCAGACCTACTGGGTCGGTGAATCGACGGCCTTGACCGAGAGCGAAGCGACGTTCGATAAGGTGAGCTTGCGACCTCACGTGGTCGGCGCTCTCTCGAAAATGAGTCGGCTGTCGATGCAACAGACGACACCCGCGATCGAGCAACTCGTCCGCGAGGACCTGCTGCAAACCAGCGCCCTCGCAATCGATCAGGCCGCGCTCTTCGGCACCGGCTCGAGCAATCAACCCACCGGAATTATCAACACCAGCGGCGTGGGCCAAGTGATCGGCGGCACGAACGGCGCAAATTTGACCTTCGACATGATGGTGCAGCTCTATGTCGCACCGTTGGTCGGCAACGCGCCGATGCAAAATCTCGGGTACGCGCTGAACGGCAAAAGTAAGGGCTACCTGGCCACCCTGAAGTCGAGCACGGGTCAGTACCTATGGAACCCGACGCAGAGCATGGCAGGGCAGACGCCGACTGACATACTCGGCTACAAGTACGCGGTCAGCAATCAGCTGCCCTCGAATTTATCGAAAGGTATCGGCAGCACCAGCGCGCCATACAACGCCGGGACCGCGTACACCCCGGTTCAATGTGTCAGTTCGGGCGGGATAATTTACGAATGTGTGGCGAACACGACCGGAAACGCGCCGCCCAATGCGACGTACTGGGTCGTTGCGCCCGGCTCGATTGGGAACTGCTCGGCGGTCATCTTCGGCAACTGGCAGGAGCTGCTGATCGGTGAGTGGGGCGTCACTGAAATTATGGTTAACCCGTATGATGCGAGCGGATTCGCGAACGGCGACATTCTGATCCGCAGCTTCCAAACGGTCGATGTGGGCCTGCGGCATCCCGCCAGCTTCGCGACCCTTACCGACGGTCTGACGCCTGGCTTCTAGGAGACACACAATCATGGTTGCGAACCAAACTGCATCCGAGCCCTTGCGCTTCAACGTGCGCCCGCGGCTGCAAATCCATCGGCCCATCACCGTGACGCGCTACGACGGGCAGAAGCAAATCACGGACTCTCGTGTCGAGAGCTACGGCGACGCCTTCGGCCGAACGTCGATCGAGCTGCCGCCGGACGAATTGCGGTTATACGCGGCGTCTCTTGAGCCTACCGACGAACGATCGACGGCCGCACTCGAGGCGCTGCATTTCCGGCCGCCGGCGCGCGCGGCCGAGGTCAACCACGAGCACGAGCGAATCGCCACGACGGTCGCAGCGACGATCAGGGCACTGGCAGAAGCTGGGTATCTGAAAGTTCCGGCGGCGACACGCTCGAAGGATGGCGGATAAGTTTCTTCGGAGGACCTGTGCGTTGTACGGCAGGAACCCGGCTTCGCTGATATCTCCGGGCCATAGAAAAAGATCAGCAGTCCAAGCCATGCTCATGTTCTCTCCTCGAGAATCTCCAGGGTGGTGATTGGGCCGTGTGCCGTCCCGTTAATGGCGGCGATCGTCGAGATTCGACACAGGAGTAAGCATGTTCGGCAAGTCTCGCCCAAGTGAACGCACGCTCGAACGATCCTTCGGTGCTGTCGGCCAGGCGCTCAAGGCATTCACTGCCGAGGTCAAGAAAGCCAAAGCCGGCAAGGTCGACGGCGATGCGCTGCTCGCCGCCGGCGCCGACGCGAGTAAGAAGATCCAGGCGATGCGGGCGGAGGTGAACGCCGTCAATGCGACGGCCGCCGCGGCCTGCGCACTGTTCGACGAGTGCATCGAGCAGGCGAAACTCGCGACTTCGGATAAGCCACAGTGAGCGGCTCAGACGTCAAGGTCGCGATTAAAGGCGACGAATCCGACGTCATCAGGGCGTTTAACGCATCCAAGGCCAAAGCCGCCGAAGCTTCCGAGGCCATAGCGGCGTCCCTTAACGGGATATCGGCAGCATTCGAGCGAATCCAAGGCGCGATGCTGGCTTTCACCGCGATCCTGGCGGGCGGGAAGGCCTTCGGCGAAGCGATCCAAGCATCGGTGGGCGCGGCGTACGGTGCGCAGCAGCTCGGCAAGCAGCTCGGCATCACGGCGACGCAGGCGTCAGTGCTCAAAGTCGCGATGGATGAGAACTTCGTCAGCCAAGAGTCTGTGACCGCGGCGGCCGGGAAAATCTCGCAAACGCTGAAGAAGAACGAGAACGCCTTCAAGGAATTGGGCGTCGCGACTCGGGACTCGAACGGCAATTTCCGCGACTCGCAATCGATCATGACGGATGTCAGCACAAAGCTGTCGCAGTTCAAGGAAGGCACCGACCGCAACGTCGAGGGCATGAAGATCTACGGCCGATCATGGCTCACGGTCATGGACACGATCCGGCTCACCGGCCCCGCACTGGAGGAGGCGAAAGTGAAAGCGGACGCACTCGGTCTCACGGTGGGACAGGAAGGGGTCGCGCAGGCGGTCTCCTACAAAACCGCCATGGCGGGTGTGCATACGGTGCTCGACGCCATGGAGAAGGCGATCGGCGATGCGCTGGTGCCCAGTCTCACGGCCCTGGGTCAATGGTTCGTTAGTGTCGGACCGCAAGCGGTCGCCGTGATGCGCACCGCGATTTATAGCGTCTATGCCGCCTTCAGCTACGCGGGCGAAGGTGGCCAGGTCATGATCGACGCGATTTGGGGCGGCCTGGATTACCTGGGCGCGCAGTTCGTGCGCCTCGCTAAGACAGCCGAGCGCGCGCTGCACTTCGATTTTGCCGGGGCGAAAGCCGCATGGGCGGATGGGACCGCGACCATTGAAGCCAAGTCCGCGCAGATGGCCGCGAAGATCAAAGCGGACATGAAGGAAGCCTCGGACGCGCGCGCCAGCTTATTCGAATCCCAGGACGCCTTGCAGACGCCGACTGCCGAGAAGAACGGTGCCGCGTCGACGGGCGGCGACGGCAAAGAGAAAAGCCAAATGGCGGCCTTCGAAGCCGCGCTCGAGCAACGCAAGGCGGCATGGCAATCCGAGCAGGCTGCCGAGGGGTCTTATCGGGAATTCGGCAAGCAGCAAGAAATCGAGTACTGGCAGTCGATCCTCGCAACCAGCAAAACGAGCGCAGCCGAGAAGACGGAAATCCTGAAGAAGATCGCCTCGGATCAGCTGGCTATTCAGAAATCCGCCTTCGAGGGCGAGCTCGCGACGCTCAAAGGCGAGGAGGAAGCCCACAAAGAAAATATGACGGCGCGCCTGGCGATCGAACAGCAATACGCGGACAAGGTCAAGGCGGCCTACGGCGCCGATTCCAAGGAGTACGCGCAGGCCCAGGCGCAGATCCTCGCGACAAAGCGGGCAGAAGTCGACCAGGAACGCAAGCTCAATGACATCGCGTCACAGAGCGTGCGGGCTCGCCAGCTCGCGGAAATCAGCATGCAGGAGGCCAACGCGAAACAGTCGCTGGCGATGCATAAACTGACGGACGACCAATATCTGGCGCTCGAGCAATCCTTCCAGGCGAGAAAATTCGCCATCCAGGAGCAAGCACTCACCCAAGAGCTCTCTCTCGTCAGCCCGCTAAATAATCCCGTCGCCTACAAGCAGCTCATGGCGCAGATCGAGGCCGTCGCGACCGACCATCAGGCGAAAATGCTCGCGATATCGCGCGGCGCGCAGGCGCAGGAGATGACGCTGACCAATCAGCTCACCTCCTCGATGTCCCGCGGATTCGCTACGGCCTTCCAAGGAGTGATCAACGGCACCATGACCATGGGCCAGGCCTTTAAGAACGTCATGAGCTCGATGCTCCAGGCGGTAACCCAATTCATCTCGGGATGGGCGTCGAAGCAGCTCACGGCCCACGCGATCCGGATGACCCAGTCAAAGGAGGAAATCGACGCGGACGCCGCCGGCGCCGCAGTCGGCGGTGCGAAAAGCGCCTCGCAAATTCCATATGTGGGCTGGGCCATTGCCATCGGCGCGGCCGCCTCGATCTTCTCGGCGATGTCGGGTTACAAGTCGGCCGCCGGCGGATTCGACATTCCGTCCAACATCAACCCCATGACGCAGCTACACGCCAATGAAATGGTACTCCCCGCACCGCTCGCGCAACGGGTACGGGGCATGACTGAGAATGGAGACAGCAGCGGTACCAGCAACGACGGCCCCGTCCACATTCACTTGAACGGTCAGCGCGCCGGCGGCCTCTTCACCGCGCACGAGGATGACCTGGTGGCGGCTTTCAAGGCTGCGGTACGCAAGGGCAAGTTGGGCTGAACGTTTCGCCGGTACCGATATTCAACCTGAGTAAGAGAGGAAATTGCCAATGTCCAAGCTGACGATTACCAACGATCTGCGGAAGGCAAGCTTTCGATACGACGATGAGGAACAAGTCCTGACGATTTACCCCAAGAACGGTGAGCCCTCGCGCACCGTCGAGGACATATCCAGAGAAGAGGCAATCAAATTTTGCCGCTTGGCTCGAGGCGAGTAGCGCAGCGCTTGACCTGGATTTGACGTAAACCGCGATTCCGGCGCTTAATGTTGCACGGCCTACAGGTGTTCAGACCTGCAGGCCGCGACTAACCACATCACATCAACCGAGGATGCAACGATGGCTAAGACGAAGAATACACCCAAGATCAGCCGCAAATCAGCGGCTGCGCCGATACCGGAACGCGCAATGGTTCCCTACACCGACGATGCCCGCGATCATCGCGACCTCATCATAGGCTCCGCGATACGGGCCGCGATCAACATCATCGCAAACGACGACAACGAGGCCGCGGACATCTTGCGTCTCGCACTGTGGAAACTCGAAGACAGTTGGCCCGTTACCGACGTGAAGTTCACGGCGGAGGTGGCCCATGTCTAACTCAAAGACCGCGACGGTTCGTTTTGGCCACTGCGCATTTCTGGCGTCGCGCGCGGAGGTGCTCGCCGTTACCAGAACCGCCGAGATTTTTGATTGGGGCTACTGGGTCGAATTCGTCGGTACCTCCGCAGAACTCACGGCCAGTGGCGTCGCGTGTGCCGAGATGTTCAACATGGGCGATCGCGGGCAGCAAACGAGACGCGACGAGTTCGGGGACGAATACACAATTCGAAGGAGCAGGAATGGTCGGTTCCATATAACGCGCCGTTTTGAGTCGGACGGATACGATCCGGATAGCGAACTGCCGCGTGCCAAGGACTCCCTGAAGCGTAAGCATTGGCTCGATGCACGCTGCACGACCGAATCCGCGACCGCCGCGATCCTCAAGCGTTTCGCGCGGCCGGCGCCGGGGGTGCGGGGCTGCTGATGCCGTTCCGCTTCCGCCGATCGATTCGGATTCTGCCAGGGCTTCGCCTGAATCTGGGCAAGCGCGGTGCGTCCGTGTCGGTTGGCGTTCGCGGGGCCCATTTGACCGTGGGCCACGGCCAGGTGCGCGAGACGGTCGGCTTGCCGGGAACGGGCCTCAGCTATACGCACGTCGATGGAACGCGCCAGGAAGCTCCAGGCGCCGCGCCGGCGCCGGCCGTCGCGACGCATGGCCCGATCTATTACGTCCTGGCGGCTGTGCTCGCCGTGGCCATCATCGGGGCCATTGTCGCAACGTATCGGGTGCAACCGTGAGCATGGAACTGGCGGAAGCCGAGCGGCTGCGCGACGAGCTCTGGAAAATGGCCAGCCTCGGACCAGGCCCGGCGGACGATCTCACAGCGGGCAACCTCAAGGGGATTATCTCGGCGCTACGCGATGGCGATATCGGCGCGGACGCGCTTGGAAAACTGACCGCTATCGAAAGTGGGTTTGCGACCTTGTTTTCGGTGCGCAAATGGAAGCAGTGGGACGAGTCTGGTCAGAGCTGCAAGCGTTTCGTGCTCGACGATATCACCGTCATGCAGTGGTGCATCGAGCGTTATCTCAAGTCAAAGCAGACGCCGTTGCCCTTGCCCTAGGGCAATCCTCGCCTCCCACATCCGCATCGCTAGGGTGCGCAATCCACAGACCGACTAAGGTCGCCTCACGCGAACAGGCGCTCGTAGATCGCCCGGCTGGGCTTGCGCTCGGCGATCCCGCTGAAGTACCCCGTCTTGATGAAACCCCGCAGAAGCGAGCAGGCGTAGCCCGTGCTGCATTTCTCGCGGTG